CCGCCGCCGACATTGCGCGCATCATACGAATCTCCCCTTCTCATCCCTTCTGGCTTCTATTGTCTTCACCCAAATTGAATCTCGCCATAGCCCTGTCCATCTGCTCTATTGCATTCACCAACTGTTTCCCAGAGCGCACTATTTCAAAAACGGCTCGATCCATGCGCTGGATTGTGACTTCGAATCTCTGGGCCAGTTCTTCGTCTCCAAACCACGCTAGACTGCGGCGGATCCGTTCAATCAGTTGTTTCATTTCTGGCTTCTATTGTAATCAACGTCTCTTGGGCCGCCGACACACGAAGCAATAGTGCCGGGCAGGGTGATTCGGGACGAAGCGAGAGAGACATTCGGGGTTGCGGCAAAAGCGAACAAGCGAATCGATGATCGCCCCTTCCGCATCTGGATCCGTCAGAAGCATTGTGCCCCGAGTCGTCGCGAGCATGACTGGATTGGCGCCGTCCAACCTTGCGAGCTCAGCGAAAAGAGCCTGGCGGAACGGCTCACCGGCTCGATAAGTGCCATTGCTGTTCCAGATCGAGACGATGTACCTGGGCGAATAGGGCTCGCCGCGGGCGCGTCGTCCCAGTACTTCCGCGGCCCGCTTCCAGGCTCGCGGACCGGGCCGGATCCCCCAGGATCCAAAAAGCTCGGAGAGGCCGTCCCGAATGACCGAATTCGATAACTCGAAGGGTTTATCCACTTCGGCTACCGTGTCGTGCCTAGAATTGATTGACGCGCTTTGACGCATGTTAGAGATCACTCGTGAACCGCAGATTTCCTCTCACGGAGCAGATCGAAGCGGTGCCGCACCCAATCCCTGAACATCCACCAGCGCACACGGTATCTAATCGGTAGTCTCATCATGCTTTCTCTGCGAGGGCGACGAGCTTTTGGGCCAACGGTCCATTACGCACTACCCGCCTCCATTCGGTTTTCGTAATCTCTCCAACATAAAGCCTTATGCACGCTTGTTCAATTTCCTCTAGCTTCTCCAACCCCTCCAACCGCTGTTCGAGGGCGGCTGTGGCTTCGAGCGCTGTGACAGCTTTCCGAACCACCCACGAAGGAACCTCTAGGTCAATCCCGTCTTGAGCAGGGCGCGGTAGCAAACATTGACGCAAATGCCCTAACGCCTGTTCTGCTAGTTTGTCAGTCATGCTTCCTCCTCCTGCTCATCGGAGCCATAGCTGCCAGTCGTCAGGATCTCTTCTGCCTCACTCATCAGGATCAGTTCTCCGATGGCTTCGAGAAGGCACTGCGCGCAGAGCTTCCCCGGTTTGCTCGTGCGCGGCAGCATGACGACCCCAAACGAACCGCAGTCTCGGCACCGGATGCTGTAGTCGAATTCCACTGTGCTCATGCTAACTACCCTTATCGAAACCTAAAAGTGCCTACTGATAAGCTCGATCATTGTCAAGTCGCGCTCGCTGAGGCGGTATACCTCGCCAGTGACAATATGCTCCGCGAGCAGGGTGAAGAACTCATGGCGCTCCACGTGCTTTGCTCCCCGTTCCTTGAAGTTTGCGAGGGGGCTTCCTCCGGTCACTTGCAGATCATCTTTCAATCCCCCAGCCTCAAGGTTTTGAACCTGCAAGCTATACCACTCCGCGCGCTCATAGTGATGCCCCGCCTTGGTTCTCAAATGCACAACTAGCTCTGCCGCGTCAAAGTCGAAATGCAATCCTTCAATCATCGTTTCCTCCTATGCTTCTGATAAATACTGTTATCTCAATCTATGGCCCCAGCAACGGACACCCGATGCTTATGAGGTTCCATCACAAACAGGGGGGATTGTGAGGTTCGGGTGCCCGCGGCCAAGGTCATGTGAGTAGTTCCAATGCGTTGCTGATACTTTGGCGTTCTTCCTCTTTTTGGTCATAGTAGACTGTCTGGGATTCCTCCGGCCATAACTGACGTAGCCGGTTTCTCACGATCTTACGTAAGCGTTCAATAGGCAGGGCCTCAACTTCCCATGCTCTAGCCCCATAAAGAGCTTCGTATCCGGGCGTTCGACTATCGGTCGATTTCAAATCAAGGTGCGGAAGGCCTTGGGCCTGTTCCCAGGTCAGAGCCACTCGCTCAACCTCCCAGGACACTCCGAAGTCGGTTATTAGGTTCGTCTCCAAACTCTCATCAATCACCATACCGCTCGGATCATGATCACCTATGAACAGGACCCGCCGAACGTCTGTATTTAGATCGAGGACAATCTTACGGATATGGGACAGCCCAGAGAATCCTCGCCCAGAGACCAATGGACATACGAACTCGTCCGCTATGTCCTCTATTGTCGGAACGATCGTGTCTTTCTCGACCCAAAGCAGGCATCCGTGATCCGCCATCGGTGTGTAGTACAAGTGGGCATCCTCTGCAAAATCTGCCAGATTCTTCTCAGTGAAATTTCGCTGATAGACTCGCCCGACATCAACTATCCAAGCCCACGGAATGACATTTCTGCGGCGACCCTGCTCCAACGCGGTCTGTATGGCTTTATATGATCTTCGCTTGGTGCCCTTCTGATCTGGCGGAAGCCAACCCTCGGAGATCGCTACGTAATAGACTTGGCGGACGGTCTGTGGGTGGAATGCGGACAAGACCGCAGCCGCCCAATCTATTCGCTCGCTAAGTGATTTGCTACCAGTTGTCATATCTCCTCAACCTCGATGTCATGAATTGCGAGCATCAACCTCTTCTTGAGTTTGTAGATCTGGGTGCGGACTCCCTTTACGTCAACGACCATCTCTCGACCCAGCTCATTGTCGAAGTATTTGAAGTCCGCGAAATAATTGCAGATGTGCGTGCCGTCGATCTCCAGCTTGAACTTGGGTTGCGTTTCCAGATCCCGAATGATGCCGGCCTGCTGCATGGCCTTGAGGACCTTGTAATGCCTTGCCTCTTTTTTTGAATGGAAAAAGATACCGTCCACACGCTGAGGAATATTGCTAAACTTGCTCATCTTGCGAGCTCAAACTCCAATACCCACACTTCGGGATTGTCGTCCCACCGCTGGCCATTGAGTGTATGGATGCCATCCCAAAGCATCTCGAATTGCTGCCTTAGATCTGAAACCGCGGCGTGTTCTCGATGATAGGTGACCAACCCTTCAGATGTGCAATCCTCCGCCGAGATTTCTTGGAGCTGTTCTTTGCGAATGGCAATCAAGCGAATCCGTCCGAGAGATGATTTGCCGCGACCAGACTGAACGGCATAGTCCTTTCCGACTTCCCAACGCAATCGGTTCCGCGCATCCGTGACTAATGCGGTCGGATAAAACGACCCGGCAGCTCCTGGCTGCGCAAATGCTATATCGCCAGGCTTGACTAGTCTTCGGGTTTGAGTTTTCGTACTATCAAGAACGTATCGGTGAGTCTCTTTGAAGATCATTCAAGCCTCCATCGTTACGCGATCCTGAACTGCGATCCATCTGGGTGCTTCTCGATCTCGATCCGGTCCGGGAAGGCGTCCTTGAGCTCCTCGATGTGGGTGATGACCAGGATCCGCTCGAAGTCGTCCTGAATGCTGTGGATGGCGGCGACTAGATGATCGCGACCCTGCGCGTCCTGGCTGCCGAATCCTTCGTCGATGAACAGGCTCCGGAGCTGGGCGCCTGCGCGCCTGGCCAGCAATCTCGAGAGCGCGATGCGCAATGCGAAATCGATGCGGAAGCTTTCACCGCCACTGTAGAGCTCGTAGGGACGGCTGCCGAGCTCGTCGGAGATCACGATGTCAAGCGCTTCGCGCGTCTCGCCAGTCTTGATTTCGCGCTGGGTTTCAATGCGCACGTGCATTCGGCCGTCGGTCATGCGGCTGAGCAGCTCATTGGCAGATCGCTCGAGCTCTGGAACCGCGGTCTCAATGATCATGGCCGGCACGCCTGTCTTGCTAAATGCCTTCCGGAGCTCGTCGTAAATCCCTAGATCGTCGGCCGTCTCGTCTCGGGAGTCCCGCAGATCCTTCTGGCTTCCCTCCAATTGCTCAAGCGCTTCCAGCTTCTGCTTGGTGCTGCCGACCCGCTGATCCGCGGTGCGGCGTTCCTTTCGCAACCGCTCGAGATCTCCCTCACTCAGCGATCTCTTTCCGAGCAGTTCTCTAGCCTCGCTAATCTTCTCGTTCAGCTCATCCGTTTCCTCCGACGCTACCGTCTGCTCAACTTTCCACTGTTGCATTTGGACTATCAGTGAGTCCATGCGTTCCCGCGCCTCGCCCGCGCGCTCGAGCGTGACCTGCAACTCGCCGACCTGCTTCTCGAGCTTCGAGCGGCCCTTGAGATCCCGGTCAAGTTTCTTCTTTTGGCTGTCGAGCTCGGCCAGCTGCTGATCGAATTCATCAATCCGGATCTGATTGGCCCGGCGATCGTCGCGCAAGCCTTGTAACTCATGTTCGATCTCTGCCGCGACCTCGGCCCGGTGCTCCTCGGTCAATGGTTCACCGCAGGTCGGACAGACCGGCTCAGTCGCTGATTGGAGTGTGGCCATCCGTTCCTTCAAGGGCGCGGCGGCAGGTGCCATGGCTTTATTGGCGCCCTTCAAAGATCCGATCTCCTCAGCTATTGCAGCTCGTCGTGTGAGCAACTCTTCGCGCTCTACCTCGAGCGGCGCCAGGCGACCGAGCCGGTCCTCTACGTCTTGCATCGCTGTCCGAATAGCATCCTCATCTGCCTGTGCCTCGGCCTTATCGCGCTGCTTTTCTGCGTCCGCGATCTGCTTTTTCAAAGCTCTGATCTTCGTCGTGAGTCTGGCCAATTGATCGCTCAAGTCCGAAAGGGTGTCGTCGGCTTTCTTCAGGCTCGCCCATTCCTTCTCAGCGGCCTGCAGTTCTTCGTCAATTTCGCCGGCGCTAACCTCCGCGATGGCTAGTTCATCTTCAAGATCATCCCGCTTTGCGAGCTCGGTCTCGATCTCTGCGAGTTTCGAGTCAAGCCGGGAGAGCTCCGACTTCGCCATGGCGACGCGTTTCTTGGCGCGGTCCTCATAGTCCTCCCAGATCGAGAGCCCGAGAATGTTGCCCAGGATCTGCTTACGCTGAGAGGGGGTCTTGGTCGTGAACTCATCGGCGCGGCCTTGAGCCAGCATGGCGGAGTTGATGAACGTGTCGTAGTCCAGGTGCAGCAGGTCGTCGATCTTGGATTGCGTTTCTTTGATAGTGGCGCCGGAGAGGCCTTGCCAATCTCCGGCACCGTTGGATGATTGCAGTTCGAGCAATGACGCGCCGCGCTTGCCAGCTTTGCGCTGACGGATTACGCGGTAGTGGGCGCCGTCCTGCCGGAATACCAGTGCGACGCGCATATTGTCCTGCCCCTGGTGGATCAGCTCGTCCGCTGAATTGGATCGAGCCTTGCCCCAGAGCGACCATGTGATCGCGTCTAAGATTGAAGACTTGCCGGCGCCGTTGGGCCCAGCCAGGCAGGCCACATGGATACCATTCAGGACCAGCGGATCCGGATCCCGATAGGCCAGGAAGTTCTGAAGTTCTAACTCTTCGGGGATCACCGGGCGGCGATCTCGAATTCCTGTAATTGGCCATACATGGCATTCACATATTCCTTTGGTATTTGATAATGATCAGGATCAGCTCCAACTTCAGAGGCATTTCCGCAAATGCTTGTGCCTTGCTCGACCAGTGCTTTCAGCTTGGTCAAGATATTAGAAACGCGCTCAGTTGGGCCATCGCCTAGCTCGATCGGTGGAAGTGGTAGACGTTGGATTTCTGTCTCGCATTCATCCAGCTTGGCTTCGAGAGCGGCGAAATCTCGAATAATCAAGTTCAAGTCTCCAGTACCAAGCTCGATCGATCCACCGCTCTTCTGTGCTCTGCGCTCAATCCGTCTCAAAAATATGAGTCCAGCGCTCTCGCTCATAGCAATAACTCCTCCGCCCGCTCGACCAGCACTTCAATCCGATCCGGGCTCATATCCTTCGACTGAAAATAGGTCTCCAATAATTGCAGTGGGGTGAGGGTCTCAACCGCCAGATCTCCGAGGCGCGTGCGTGCTTCTTCCTCGATCTCTCGGATGATGCTCAGGCTGGATACGTTCGGAAGCGATGCTTGGATCTCCCGGTCGTTGAGCGCCGGAGACTGATCGGGGCGCATGGTGAAAATGATCCGTACTACGGCCTCATCGAACGCCAACTCTGGCAGCATCTCAAGAAACGATTCGGTCGGATCATCGATTTCGGCCGCGGTCGTGTCGATCCGGATCGTGACAAATTCGCGGGCCTGGACCGGGACAAACGACCAGGATGTCTTACCGTGCTCAAGCTCGACCCAGCAGAAGCCCTTCTCTTCCTCCTGCTCACCGAAGTCGATCCGCTCGAGAGAGCCGCTATAGACAACGGGCGGCTGTTCGCTGAGGACCTGATGTTTATGAATGTGACCGAGGGCAACGTAATCCCAGGCTGGATCCGCAAGCACATCGAGATTGACGGCGACGTCGCGGCCGATCATGACCGCGCGCTCCGATCCGAACACAGCCTGGTCCACAGTGAAATGGCCGGCCAGGACGCGGGGCATATCATGTTCGTCGGCCTGGCGGGCCAGGTCCTTGACGATCGCGGTCACGGCCTCGCGCAATGCGAGCTCGAGCTCCTCGATCGACTTGCCCTGATTGTCTCTATTGGAGAGCAAGCGGTTCCGCATGGGATACGGGAGCCAGGCTAGATAGACAGGCCCACTGCTCGTCTCAACGATCTGCCCTTCGGGTCGATTGCCGAGGATTACACCTGGAACATCGAGCGCGCCAAAGATGTCGATGCTGTTGGCGCGCGATGCGATGCCCGGGGCGTCGTGATTGCCCACGAGTAGAAGGGTGGGGACTTCATCTGCCAGGCGCTTGATGCGGCGGGCGAACTCCCGCAAAAGCGTAGGGTTCGGATCACGTTTGTGGAAAGCATCTCCCGCAAAGACCACCAGGTCGGCCTTTTCGTTGAGTGCGTAGTCAACGACCTCATCAAGGCGTTCAAGGAAATCGCCGACGCGGGTCGATAGGCCGGTGGCAGGATCGGGTCGGCTATGACTTTCGACGCCCAGGTGAAGGTCGGCAAAATGCAGCATCTTTATTCCTGACATGATCAATCGGCCTTGCCCATAGCTTTGGCCATCGCCATCGCTTCCGCTGCGGCCTCGACATCCTTGAGAAGGATCCGGCCTTCCTTGCCCGTACCCTGGATCGCTCTCAATTGAATGTCGTGCTTGCCTGCGAACTCTATTGCGCCGTCGGTAGCATCGATCGACGACTCCGGAGCCAGGCCATCTAGCGGGCCATACTTGTTGATAATGAAAATTAGTGAATCTGCCCAGGTGCTGAGTTCCTTTTTAATGGCCTGCCCCTCGTCGGTATCGACGCCGAAGTGATTGGCGATTAGCCAGAATTGCGTGGAGCCGATCTCGTAGGGTTTCTTCGTCGCTAGATCGCGAGCTTCCTTCAGCATGTCGAGGGCGCTAGTATCTTCCGCAGTTTCCTCTTCCTTACCGTCCTCGCTACCGAAGAGAGTCTCCGTGGCCTCGGTCGCCTCCTCCTCGCCATTGGATCCATTCTCGGGATCTTCTTCCAGCGTCCACTCGCCCGCGATGATGGGGCCGGTTGGTTCACTCGGGACGGCAAACGGAAGATCGAAGCGCCGCTTCAAGGCATCAGCCTCAGATCGTTTCATGGCTACCTGGATTGGATCCATTCGAGTCGACTCGCCGTCCTTGATGTATCCGACGCCGGTCGAGTAGGGTCGCTTACCGAGCACTTCCGGGATGATCTCTACTGGCACACCATCTTCTTTCAATCTCTTCCAACCGTCCGAATAGGTCCGGATCGTTTCACTGTCGCGGATGATGCACTTGAAGGCCAGGGCCTTGTCTGGGATCATGAACAGGTTACGTTCGTCGGGATCCGTGATTTCTAGAAACTCAGTCCAGAAGCTGCCGTCGATCTGCTGGCGGGCAGCTTTGCGCAATCCCTTGATGCCAGCCATGAGACCGGATCCAGGGATGTACCAGATCTCGCCGTTGAATGGATCGAGGCCGTGCGCGATGGCGCCCTGGGCGAGGGCGAGTGCTTCATTCTCATCGAGCCTCTTGCCGCCCGGTGCCATTAGCTGGACGCGCCTGGCGATCTCGCGGAGCTCCTTACGTTCGCCCCATGGCGCAATTCGGGATTCGTTCGTGGGAACTATGGCTGTCTTATCCATCTGAATTCATCCTTCCGAGCAGAGACTCGATGTCCTCGAGCTCCTGTCCAACGTCGATCTGCCGAAGTCCGCCGACGAATATCGGCAGCGGGCAGTTGTTGTGGAGCGCCCGATTATGATCTTCGGCGTCCCTGGTTGTACGGGTTCCGTGTAGGCGGGTAAGTGTGTCTTTGATGTTGTCCAGCATTTCGATCTCAAGTTGTGTCATTTTCATCTCCTTGAACTTGCCCCAAGGGTACTCTATTTTTACCTTGTCGTCAAGCGCCAATTTCCTGCGGTAAATATCGGGATGCCCTAGGCCAATATTGATACTTGACCCCAGGGCAATCTTCGGCTATTCTTATGACATGGAGCGAGAGATGGATTTAATAATCGCAAAAAAGGAGGATTCAGAAATGGGAGCCATCCGCGTGATGGTTCCTCAGCTCCTGGCCGAGAAAAAGGTCAAGGCGAAGGACTTGGAAAAAGCCATTGGTGTAAGCAAGCCAACGGCGCTTCGTCTTGCCAAGGGTGAAATGCCCTGGCTCCGCCCCGATCAGCTCGTGAGGTTATGCGAGTACTTTGAAGTTGATCTGAGTGAGATCCTGATCTATCGGCCAGACGGCGACGGGGACCGCTAGCTTAAAAGCTAGACGGCCCCGCTAAAAGTCACGAAGCCGCCTAACCTTAGTACAACCTGCCGGTCACTGGAGAGTGTGGGCAGGTACACCAACGCCCCTAAGGGCGGGGATGCCTAATCTTGAAAAGCTGGATGCACAGTGGCGCTTCCTGCGACAAGATAGATGTTGTCGGAAAGGAAGTTGTCCCAATTGATTTGTTCATATTCGGCTCGATCGAAGATGAGCCTGAATACCTCTGCCTCTTCGGCATTTCCATAGACGTCAACCATTGAGAAACTCCCGCGCAGGACCACTCTTTCAAATTGCATGCCGCTTTCAGCGATGGTCTGGAGAATGGTCGATGCGTCGCGCTTGGCTCCAGAAATGCGGAATCCATCTGTGATGTTGTCGTTGATTGCCCATCGAACCGTGATGATCCCCGCCCCTTCGTTAATCTCGACAGCTTCCAGGCGGGGCACATTTCGATTTGCTGAACTCAGTTCATCTTCGATGAAAAGTTTCAGCGCAACGCTGGGCTCAAGAGTGTTGGAAGGGGCCGGTAGGGGTGTAGGAGCTGAGGTAGGTTCGAAAGTGCCTGCAGCAGCTCCTTCAGTCTGCGCTATGACAGTCTCTATTGCAGAATCTGAGATCGCGGCTGTTGGGCTTTCAGGCTCATCGGTCTGTGGCGAAAGCAGAGTTACGAGGAGTGAGATCGTGCAACAGCCGCCTAATAATCCGAGCCCTATGACGAGGCGTGAACGGCGCCGTGTCTTCTTTTTTTTGCTTTCCAACCCGACCTCCTTGGTCATCGAACCTTAACAATTTATCAGGCGCCCCCGGAGAGACTCGAACTCCCAACCTACGCCTAGCACACGCGATTAAGTTAGGGGGACTAGCTCTCCGGGGACTCATTGCTTACTTGACTCCCATGATTCTGGACATTGGGCTGTAGGGCTCAAAGTCCATCGGAGTGAGAGCCTGTGAGTAGCGCTCCACCTCCTTCACGGATCTCCAGCGACCGGCGAGTTGTACTAGCCGAGTAGGCGCACCGCCCTGCAAACTCAACGTGGCGAAGCTCCTACGAAAGTCGTGCGGGGAAACCAATCCAATTCCAGACTCCTTTCCTAGATGTCGGAGGATCGCACCCAGCCCGTTTCGCGTGAGCGAGGTTCCGGGCTTGTTTCCTCCTACGGATACGAAGACGGTGGAAGCGCGGGCATAGCTCTCCCTCACCGCGAGCCAGTTCGCCATTGCCGCCTGCGTGTAACGGCCAAACACCGCACCGCCGATACGACCTCCCTTTATGCGCACAACCAGCGATTGAGCTTCAAGATCAAAGTGCGCCAGCTCTAGCCGACAGATTTCCGAAGCTCTCAATCCCGTGTCGAGCAAGAGACTGATGAGGGCGAGGTCTCGGACGCCTTTAGGCTGGCTGGTATCCAGGTGACCGAGCAATTGATCCACCTGGGCCACGTTCAACGTGCGTTGAGGGGTGGGGTGGCGCTTCGGGAAGGGGATTGTTTCTGCGGGGTTGTCCTGGCCAATGCACCATCTGAAGAACAGCTTTAGGGCACAGATGGCGACGTGCTGAGTGGCGGGGCTCAAGTTTCTAGCTCGTATCCAGTCTCGGAGGTCCTCGGTGTTGACCAGATGCGGATCATGAATGTCAAAGTTTCCAAGCCACATGATCGCGTTGTAGAGGTGGCGTTGGTAGTGCTCGATCGTTCGTTTAGAAAGGGTGGATTCTTTCTCTAATATGAAACTTTCAAGCAAATCAAACATCTCCTTTTCCTCACTAGTTGGGGACATCTCTTCACCTTCCTTGGCGGGCTGCGGACTCGGCATCCGCGGCCTTCTCTGAGTTCAGAGTAAGCGCACTGACACGCCTTGTCAGAACTTGGGGTCAGTCTGAGGGGACTGAGCATGAAAGACAAAACGGTGAGGGTAGCTGCATATGTGCTGATTAGCGCCGGGATTCTTCTCATCGCTCTTGGCACCAAAGGACTAGACCTATGGAATTGCTCATTCTGCTAGTTGGCCTCCTATGCCTGGCCGCTGGAATCAAGCTGGGCGCGAAATTCCACTACTACGACAACCTCAAGAAACGCAATAAGGACCTCCGGGCCCAAATCGCCAAACGCAGGCATACCTACGCGACTGCAGACGGTCTCGAGGATGCCTTGGCGGTGACGATCGACCTGCTTCTAAGGCAGGACGCCGCGGATAAATACCGCCGTGCGCGAGTTGCTCAGTTGAATTCGATCTTGGGGGAAGTGCGGAAGGGTCCCCTGTCCTACGATGGCGATCGGCCGGCCGATCGCCCCCCGGAAAACGGTGACATGTGACCCCGAGGGATTGTTTCACGAGCCTATGAGCAAACCACTGACTCCATATGTGAAGCGGCGACCATGACCGCCATATATGCAGGTGACATTCGTCACTATGTCTAACTACACCTACACCCAGCTGGTCGGCTACAGAGAGCATGTCCTTTCTGGAAAAGCCACCAGTCAGCGCAACCGAATCTTGATCTGCTTATTTGAGTCGGCGGTGCCTCTGACGCGCCTGCAGATTTCGAAGATTACGGGAATCCGCCTGAGCTCGGTGTGCGGCCGGGTCAATGTGCTCTTGAAATCAGACTTGATTCACATCGCTTACGAGGCTGAGGATCCGGCGACGGGGAAGCTCGCTGAGTTTATTGAGCCCGCCTGGCCTCAGCTACAGCAGAAGGAGTTGTTTCCGTGAGCGGTCAGGTGATACGAACCAAGCCCGAACCCTATTGCCTCGAGTGCGGCGCAAAGATGGTTTTGCGGAGGCCTGGCCCGTCCCATGATTGGAATGCGTTTTGGGGCTGTTCTCAATACCCCGAATGCAAAGGGAGTCGCAACATCGGCTCCGATGGCTCGCCCGAATATCCCGAGCGGCAAGGGCTTGTGGTTAGCCGGTGAGCGTATACGTCGGGCCATCTATCTATCCGTTGGGCCGCATGAAGATGTGTCATATGGCAGCTGATTCACTTGATGAACTGCACGAGATGGCGGATGCCATCATGCTCCCGCGCCGATATTTCCAAGACCAGAATAGACGCAGGCCGCACTATGACATTGCAAAATCGAAGAGAGCATTGGCCGTAAGGCTCGGCGCTCTGCCGGTGGGGGAGCGAAAAATTATCGAGATCCTAGCCGCCAATGAGGAGCAGGATAAAAGGCGACATGAAATTGCTTAATGGTCTCCACATAACCCAGATACGCCTCACCCGCTGGCCCACGGAATTGAACGGGAACGGGATGGACCGGCGGAGGGTGAATGCGCTGGCCTGGATACCTCAAAATGGCTCCCCAGATGAAGTCGGTACGAGAGCTGAGGACGAAATGTGGCGGATACACACGGAAGCTGAGCGAAAGAGGGTGGTCGCATGAAAAGAAAAACCTGGATCAAGCTCAAGCGTGGCTTGCTCGAGCCGGAGCACAGGATTCGGCTCGGGATCCGGATCTGGCTCTTCATGTTCATGCTCGATTCTGCTGATTGGCCAACGGGAATCATTCCCGAGTGGACCGACAGGAACGCGGCTGATGAACTGGCTATGGAGCTTGTGACCATTCGCAAGCAACGCCGTCAGCTCGAAGAAGATGGCTACATTTCCTGCCAGAAAAGTCGGCACTCACAGAGCATTGTGATCCACAAATGGATTGATCCTCGCAAATATGACGGAAAAGTCATCAATAAGAGTGGTCAAAAAGGATCAGTCTCACCCCCAAAAGAGACCGCCGAGCAGAATCCGACCCCAGATATGGGGGTAGTCAAAAGTGATCACTCTGGTAAGAGTGCACCCCAGAGTGCACCCGAGAGTGATCAAAAAGGATCACCCCTTTTAAAGGAACTTAACCACAGGTCACATTCCACAAAGACCAAGAAGAGCGGCTTTCCAAAAAACGACAAAACCCCTCTCGCTCAGGTGAAGGCCTCTCTGCTTCGGGATCTCAACGGCGCATCCATGTACGCAAAGCCGTCCCCAGAATTTGAGCGGTTCTATGGCCAGCTGGAGATGGTCTCGATCGAGGGGTCGGTGGTTGTGCTTTCGCACCCCGAGCGGGAGTTGCTGTTGGAGGATGAGCGCGTATTGAAGCCGTTGCAGAGGGCTTTCATTGGGGTACTCGGGTCCGAGGCCGATATTCAAATCGAGGAAATGGCGGAATGACTGAGCACACTGAAAGGTCGCTCACCCAGGCGATCATGGTGCGATGGCCCATGACGATCCGACAGCCTCGCTATGTGACGGCCGTTCAAGTGCACAACGGAGCCGGATTCTCCTATCGGCGCACCATAGATGCAGTCGTATTTGACACGTGGCCCAGTGGAGGGTTGAAGTTGCACGGGCTGGAGATCAAGGTGTCGAAGCAGGATTTGCGCCGAGAGCTGCAGAACACTCAGAAGTCCGTGGATTGGGCGGATCATCTAGACCAGTACTCAATTGTCGCGCCGAGAGGCCTAGTAGACCTAGACCTGTTGCCCCCAAAGTGGGGGCTATTCATACCGGATGGTGAGGGATTGCGAGCTCGCCGAAAACCGTTGATGCTACATGCCGAGAGACGCGTGGATATGAATCGGTCAATCGCAGCCGCGTTCGTACGCGCGCTGGTAGACCGATCGCTGTCTCACGAGGCAAAAGTAGCTGAGTTCCAACGCGGTCACGAAATCGGCAAGGACGAAGGTGAGCGAAACGCCAAAGCGTCCCAACGTCGCGTCAAAGAGCTTGAGCAAGCAATCGTGGATTTCGAGCAAGCGAGCGGCGTGGGTATCTCAACATGGCAAAGCGACAAGATTGGTGAGGCAGTCAAACTGGTGATGAATGGCGGGATAAAGCGGCGCATCTCGTATGCTCCAAACGTCCGAACACTCGGCGAGCAATTGCTCGAACTGGCCGATGAACTGGATTCCCTACAAGAGGCTTTTGCATGATTGAGGGAGTGCCCGTCCGCCAGGATGTCACGAGCTGCGACGGATGTGGAGCGAAGATCATATTCGTCAAGACCGCCGCTGCCGCCAAGGAAGGCAGGACACAATGGATGCCGCTAGATGCCAAACCAGAGCGGCGGATCTGGATCAACAAGCAGCAGCTCGGCGTATCGATCACTGTCTGGGTGCCGCACCATCTAACCTGTCCGAAGGCCGATGACTTCAGAAAGAAGAAATGACCGAGATCGCGCTTACCGAGGCGTACGATCGCCTGGTGGCCATTGCGCGAGCGAACGCCAAGAACAGTGCGCTGTTGGTGCTCTATGCAGAGGTTTTGAGGAAGCACGTTGCGGAGCTCGAGACCGAGGTTGAGGAATTACGGCGGAGGCTAACTCTGAATGAATCAAATACCGATTGATCACGTGGCGCCGGATCCGGACCAGCCGCGGCAAACCTTCAGCAACGAATCGCTGGAGGAGCTCGCAGCATCGATCCGCGAACATGGCGTAATCCAGCCAATCGTCGTTGAGCCCAATGGTTCCGGCACGTACGTCATTCAAGCCGGCGAGAGACGCTGGCGCGCCGCTCAGATCGCCGGCCTAACGGAGATCCCGGCTTTCGTCGGGAGCTCGACGCCAGACACCGAGGATCGCTTTGTTCGGGCGCTTGTCGAGAATCTGCAGCGGGAAGATTTGAACCCGATTGATGAGGGCTATGCTTACGCGCGGCTGCAGGAAGCCGGGTTGAGCAATATCAAGATCGTCAGGTTGTGTGGTGTTTCCCCTCCCCGAGTTGCCGCGCGCCTGATCCTGCTCAAGCTGGATCCGAAGATACAGCAGCTGGTCGCCGCCGGCGAGCTGTCCAAATCTCCTGATGTGGCCAAAGCACTGCTGAGTATTCCCGATCAGGATGCTCGCGTGGAGTACGCGAAGCGGTCCGCTAAACGTGGATTAACTATCAAGGGGATCGTTGCCGGCTGCCGGCGGATCATCACCTTGCTGGAGGCGGATGCGCTTGAGAGGGGGAAGACCCCATCGCTCAATATAGCAACCCGGCGCCGGGCTTCCGAGTGGAATCTCGTCAAGCAGATCGAGCTGGACCTGGAAGGCCGCATGCCTCCCTGGCAGACTGTAGAGCTGGCGGCAGAAAAGACCTGTCAGGGCTGCTCGCTGCTGGATATGGCCTCGATCGTCGTTTGTGGCAACTGTCCGGGGGTTGAGCTCGTGGCCCACATGATCGAACTGGAGGCCAACCGTGTCCGAAAACGACATGCTCGAGCAGCTGATTGACGCTGGCCTGGCCGAGGCCGAGATCGTTAGTGGCCATAGCCCTGACCAGGTAAGCGAGGATTATGGCCGCGCGGTGGTCACGTCCAACAGTCGCCCACCGTCGCAGAGACCGCCTCCCTGGGCGCCCTGGGAAGATGAGTTCGTGCAGGCCAATTTAGGTCTCATGTCTCTGGACGCGATCGGACGCCGGCTGGGTCGTAGCGGCAACGCGATCAAGATCCATTACACGCGCGAAGGATGGCCGCCTCCATTCCGACGACCAGGCTGGCTGACAGGGAATCGTGTGGCCACCCTGATGTGTGTGGACGTTCACGCGGTTTCCCGTTGGGTGAAAGAGGGCTGGATCCCGCATCGCCGTACCCCGAACATGCGCCGGGACATTCTGATCGATCGCCGTGAGCTCTACCGCTGGGCGATCAATCCCAGGAACTGGTTGTACTTTCAACCCGAGCGAGTCCGGGATCCTCGGCTGCGCCGGCTGCTCGAACTGAAGAAGGAGCGTTGGGGCGACGAATGGTGGACGACCCGCCAGGTGGCCGAATACCACGACGTCGATCATACCGACGTCAATCGCCTGATCCATCTCGGCAAGATCCAGGCGGTGAAGTGGGGTAATCAGTATGTGGTGCGCTCAGAGGCGATGAAGGCGGGTCTGTGGTTCATCAAGGGCAAGGGTACTGGGTCGGGGCAGGATTGGAGCGAGGAGGGAGACGCTTTTCTGCTGCTGGCACGTGCCGTTGGCCTGCAGTATGAACCGATCGCAGCGATGATGGGCGGTCGCGATTCGGTGAAGCGATTGCAGTATCGGATGAAATGCCTTGAATCCGCTGGAGAGATCCCGTGGCTGATCGGGAAGTTCGGGCTGGAGATAGAGTACGACCCGCAGGCCGGCACACTGCATGCTGATTGGCGGGCATATCCGGAGCAGTTCCCGCAACTGTTTCGGACCATGTCGAGAATGGAGGGAGCAGGTTGAGCATCGGACAGAATCCTCCCGCCCTAGTCGATCTCCTGACCCGCGAACAGCAGCAGGTGCTCGCCGACAGGTTGGCTGTCGTGCTCGAGGAAGGTTATGGAGAAGTGACCATCACGGTCCATCGAGGGCATGTGAAGTTCGTGCGCATTCTGAGCTCGTATGATTTGACACCCAACGGAGAAAATGATAAATTGCCGCGGAAGACCAACAACTAGATAGCTTTCTGCGCTCGACAGCGTGACCTACACCGGGGCTCAGCCAATGTGCTGACCTCGGTGTTTTTTGTTGCCTGCTCGGATCCGCCGAAGCGGGCTGAAGAAGGAGATCGAAATGAATAAGAGAGTGAAAGCAAGTAAGACCATTTGGTTTAACGGAATTGCACTTGTATTGGCGATTGCCCTCCCGGTTCTAGCGGCACAAGGCTACACGGGTGAAATCGCAGACGAAGCGCAGCCCATCGTGGTGGGAGCGATCGCGGGGATCAATCTGGTCCTGCGCTACTTTTTCACGAATACATCGCTAAGAAGCTAGTTCTACGCAGCACAACTGAATGTCCAAAAAGAAGCTGACCGCCAAGCAGCAGCTTTTTGTCGCGTTCTTTCTTGATACGTTGAACGCGACCTTGGCGGCTGAGTTAGCGGGTTACAAGGGCAACCGAGCGACGCTCGCGGCTGTCGGATACGAGAACCTTAGAAAACCTCACATCGCGGAGGCAATTAGAGAAGGCATGGCTGATCTTGCCATACCGGAAGAGGAGCTTACCGCGCGGCTTTCTGCGGAGGCAAGAGGTCAGCTGGCTACCAGGATCACGAAGGGCCCTAAAGGCACCACCGAAACCTTTGATGCAATGGGGGCTCAAGAGAACTTGGCCAGGATCTTTGGCACGTTGAAAGAAAAGATCGAACACAGCGGAGAGGTAAACCTACGCGTAATCCGTGACGACCAAGACACTTGATCTCGATGTCCATCTGCGCAAGCTCCATGATCGACAGCTCGGGATCCGCCGGAGCAAGGCCAAGCGAAAGGTCGTTCGTGCTGGACGCCGTGCAGGGAAGACGGTGCTTGCCGCAGATGAATCCGTTGAGAGGTTTCTGAATGGGCGCCGCATTTTGTATGGGACGCCCACCCAAGAGCAGGTCGATACCTTCTGGTTCGAAGTTACTCAGGCACTTAGAGAGCCGATCAACGCCGGAATTTTCTATAAGAACGAGACGCGCCACATCATCGAGCTGCCCGGTACTAAGCAACGGATTCGAGCCAAGACCGCCTGGAACGCGGACACTCTGCGCGGTGACTTTGCGGACTATTTGATTTTGGATGAATACCAGATGATGTCCGAAGACGCCTGGGGCCTGGTTGGGGCGCCTATGCTGCTGGATAACGATGGCGATGCGATGTTCATTTACACGCAGAAGCGTGGCAAGCATCACTCCAAGGACCTGTTCAAGAGGGCTACGGCTGATGATTCAGGCCGCTGGGAGGTCTTTAGCTTTTCCAGTCATGAGAATCCGTTCCTTCATGCTGAAGCCTTAAAAGAAATCACCCAGGATATGACTCAGCTCGGCTACCGGATGGAGATCCTAGCCGAGGAAGTCGAAGATGATCCGCGAGCTCTATGGAGCCGGGAAATCATTGATGAGGTAACTGACTTCCCGATACTGGCCAGAATTACCGTAGGCGTGGATCCACATGCGACGACGGGCCAGACTGGCATCGTCACGGTGGGCGGCGCTCGAATTGGGGATGATGTCCATCTTTATGTTTTGGATGATTCCACGCCGCCTCCTGGTGTGAAGCCCGCCAAGTGGGGTACGGAAGCTGTCGCTGCTTATAACAAGAACGAAGCCGATCGCATCGTCGGCGAAATCAATCACGGTGGCGACATGGTCGAGAACGTGATCCTGAACGTTGAAGGCGGAAAGCTTGTCCGCTTCGAGGCGGTGCGCGCCAGCCGGGGAAAGCATGTCAGGGCTGAGCCTGTGGCAGCGGCTTACGAACAGGGTCGCGCCCATCATGTCGGGGAATTCGCCGAGCTTGAAGACGAGCTCTGCAATTGGATCCCGGAAGAATCGAAATGGTCACCGAACAGAATGGACGCGCTGGTATGGGCAGCTACTGATTTGATGGAATATCTGAGCGGTGCGACCTGGGGCGACGTTGATGAATTGGGAGAGATCGAGGACTTCGAGAGTCCGTGGGCATAGCGGAGGGATGATGGACGAAAACATACACATGACCAAACCAGGTGAGCCAAGTTTTTCGATTGTCGATCCCGACTGGCTCATCAAGATCAAGGAGACCGACGACAGCGAGTACCGACTACCGGATCCGCCCAAGCCCGCCGTGGCGATACGCGGGTCAGCGCCGGGCTGGTTTACTGAGCTCTACACGAAAGCCATGACTAAGCCGGGCCCAATTAAGCCGGAAATCGTAGGCTTCGCAATCGGAGCGCTTGTATCGAGCATCATCTGGTTCGCTATTTTGCTGTGGCTGCTGAAACTTTAAGCGGGAGAGTGAGATGAACGAACACGAAATTGCCGAGCTTGCGGTTGGAGATGAGAACAGGTGTGTATATACCGTACACGCAAATGGGGATTGGGGAGATTATCGTTGCGAGATAGTAGTTGAGCATTCCGGTCCACACGCCATCGGGTTGCGTCATCACGCGGTACCGCTCGTGAATACCCTCGAAACCAAGCTGGAGCACTTTGAACGGTTTAAGTTGTTTCTGAAAACGCTGGGAGGCATCGACGTGGATTTCGCTTGGGGTGAAACTGCCGCCCAAGACGATCTAACCTCCCTCCCTACTCAGCAAAAGCATCATTCTTGTGGTCTTGATGGATGCTTGTTCCTGCCGAAAGGAGAGCGATGATGGCTAAGACGAAGGTGGCAGAGCTGCGGAGCAACAACAACCGGAAGATTACAAGCAACCGCAAAAAGTGGCAGGAGATCGGCACGCCAGGCCTGGAGATCTGGTCCGGCTTCGTCAATGAGGCCTATCACACCGATCTCTACTGGCCATCGGTTTATCCGCTATTCAATCGCATCCGGAGGTCGGATCCTGAGATCTCAATCGCACGCCAGATGTTCGTGGCATTCGCTCGGCAGCTCTCATTCAATTGGGTGCCGGCGGCGGAAGATCCCACCGACGACGACCTGCTCGCAGCGGACTTCGGCAACGAAGCCATGCTCGACTTGGACGGCGGTCCGGGAAGCCTGCTCGAGACGATCGTGTCCTACGTCCCGTTCATGGGATGGGGCTGGTGGGAAGTCGTACCCGGATTGAGACGGGAGGGATGGCGCGCTCCCGGAACCGACGACCCATGGCGCTCCAAGTACGACGACGGCCTGTTCGGGATCCGTAGGCTGGCCTGGCGCGACCATTCCAGTTTTTCGCGCTGGGAGATCGACGAGGCTACCGGGCGGCTCTTCGGCATGGTGCAGCGCGACGAGCCCAGCCCGGAGGTCACGATCCCCATCGACCAGTCGGTCCACCTGAAGTTCGGCGATACGGTCAACCCAGAGGGACTCTCACCGCTCGAGGCGGTATGGCGGTTGGAGCGGATCAAGTTCGGGTTGGAGGTCGTGCAGGGGATCGGGTTCGAGCATGCTGCCGGGCACGCGAAATTCCAGGCTGAGAAGGAACTAACAGCCGAAGATAAGATTCAGATCAAAAAGGCCGCTCGAGCACTGATGACCGCCCAAGAGGGCAATTACATCATGCTCCCCGGTCACGTCGAGGCTGAGGTAATGGACGTCGACTTCGCGGCCGCGCGCGCGATCCTGGAGGCCATCAAATACTATGGCGTGCTCAAGATGCAGATGTTCTCCATGCAGTGGGCGGCGCTCTCGGCCACGACCGGGACCGGATCCTTCGCGGCCAAGAAGGAAGACACGGAGATGTTCGTCCTCTACTTCAACTCCATGATGGAGGGCTTCGCCGCGCAGACGGGCGAGCAGCTGGTACCGCACCTGTTCGGGATGAATGCTGAGCGGTTCCCGCAGATGACCGCCCCGCCGAAGCTTACGATCTCCAAGCTCGACAAGTCGATCGGCCTGGAGGAGCTGAGTGGCTGGATCAAGGCGATGAAAGACACTGGCTTCGACCTGGACGACCGGGACGCGCTATGGATTCGGGAGAAGTCGGGCATGCCGGAAGAGCTGCCGGAGCCGGATGAGATCGAGGAACCTCCCGACGTCGGGGATGAAGATGAGCCTGAGCTCTTCCCAGAGCCGGAGGAGATTGAGGCTGCGATGGGCCGCTTCCAACGGTGGGCCAGGAAGCGCGCTCCAAGGGTCGCTCAGCTGCTCGATCGGAGGGTGCGATGACACTTGAGCAGGAGCTCTATCGGATCGAGCGCGAGCTCCAGATTATTCGGTTGAAACTCCGAGCAACATGGAAGCCATTGCCGCGCTGGTTCCGCTGGATCTCGGCTAAGATCTGGCCGGTTATTTTCAGCGATTTATGACAACCGTTGCCGACCAGCTCGTCTATGAGCTCACGCTCGCCAGCTATCAGGGCAGCATCCGGGCCGCGGTGCGTGGGCTCTGGAACGGGTCGCTCACTGAGGGCGGGTTCGTCGACACGATGACCAGCGCCACCGAGCGCGGGCTCGAGCAGGCCTGGAGGGAGGGCGCCGCCGAGTGCGGCATCGGGCCCGAGGATCGATCCAAGGAAGAGAAGGACGCGCTGCGATCGCTGCAGAACCGGAACCTTGGATCGATCCGATCCTTCGGGACCGCCATCTCTGCCCGCGGCAAGGCCGAAGGCGAGAAGCTTGGGCCGCACCTCACCCGGGCCAGCATGTGGGTCAATCGCTACAACGAGGCCAAGAATCAGGCGCGGGCGATGGCCTGCGCCGACCAGAAGTACGCGTGGCGCCTCGGCAACACCGACCACTGCTCCACCTGTCTCAAGATGGCCGACAAAGTCAAGCGCGCCAGTCAATGGGCCAAAGCCGATGTTCGACCGCAGCATTCGAGTCTCGAGTGCAAGGGCTATAGATGCCAGTGTGAATTTGAGCAGACCGAAACGCCGCTCTCCAGGGGTCGGATCCCGAGTATGCCATGATCCAACATCCCGAATTTTGTAAGTACACACACGAGCGAATCATTGGATGGCCTTGCTATTGCCGGCGGCATCGATTCGAGCGCTGGAATTCTCGATGGGGTCGGCGTAACTGGTTTATCTGGCTCAAGTACAAACTCTTTCCGAACGCGCCATTCCCATGAAATTTGATCCTTGGCATTTCGAGCTCTTGCGAATCGGATTTCATTGGCGCTATGGATTTCTCGGAGAGACCATCCTCTGGTTTGATGGTCGAACAAGACGAGTTGCTAGGTTCTATTGGCGATGACTAAGACCGACGACATCTCCTACCGCGCCAGGTCCGTCGCCCGCTTCATAGATCGCCTTAAGCCTGGTGATTACGTCATTCATTTGACGCTACCGCCACGGCACTATGCGGAGCCTTTCGAGATCAAAGCTGAGACAGCTGACTTGACAGAGAAAAACGAGCATGCTATAAAGGCCAGCGAAAGTTAGTATCAAACCAATCTATCCGCCTCGTGGCGCGTGTACTTAGTCACTGGCCGGGAGCCCATAGGCTCGCGGCCTTTTTTTATGCCACTATGAAAAACGACTTCTTTCTTGTCACCGAGCTGGAGACGGAGACACTCACCGAGGGCAAGACCTTTGACGGTCTTGTCGCTGGCGACTTCGTTGATATGCACGGTCGGCGGATCCTCGTCGAGGAAGACGAGCTCGAGGATTACGTAGCCAATACCCAGTCTGCAATCGAAGCGACCGAGTCTGAGAGTGGCGAGATCGTCGGGCTGCCGATCGACGTCTACGACCACGACAAGGAGGACGCCGCGGGTTGGATCGTCGGCGCCAGTCTATCGGACGGGGTCATCCGTCTGGATCCCAAATGGACAGCACTCGGGAAAGATCTGATCGAGGAAGGGATCAGGCGGTTCTTCAGCGCCACATTCAACACTGACCAGCAGGTCATCCTCGGAGGCACGCTCACTAATTGGCCGGCCACCCGCGACGACGAGGGCCGGGTCATGCTCCGGCCGATCGAACTCTCGACGTCGATGTTCTCAGTCGAGCGCGAGCTGGCAGAGGAACCCGAGAGCACGGAAGACCGGCTCAGTCGCATGCAGGCTGACTTTCGCGATCAGTTTCCGTATTTCGACAACCGGCCTTATATGTGGATCGAAGATACCTTCGATGAGGAAAGCTTCGTCATCGTCGACGAAGACGCCCGGCATTACCGAGTCGAGTTCTCGGAGAATGACGACGGCAATTTTGATTTCATTGATCGGACCGAATGGGTGGAAGTCAAGCAGACCTGGATCGACGCGGCCAAGAAGGCCGCGCGTGACATCATCTTGGGCGGACTAAGCCGAAGGAAACACGATAAGCATGGAGGTAGGAATATGCCAAAAGACAAGCTGACACTGGACGACCTCAGCCCCGAGGAAAAGAACGAGCTGGCGCTCGGCGTGCTGGCGGAGCTCGGTGGCGAGAAGTACAACCCCGCTGACTTGGGTGCGCAAGTCGATCTAATGGTCGATCAGCGTGCCCGCAAGATCGTCGCCGAGGAAACCGCCAAGGCCGAGCGCGAGCGGGGCATTGCCGAATTCGCATCCCGCATCACCGGGGGCGACGAAAAGACCCCGGCCGGCCTGCCAGTCAACAAGGAGCAGCTCGAGGCATTCCTCGGTTCGTTGGATAACGACCAGCGCGAAGCGGCCACCGCCATTTTCGATGAGATCGTGACCAAGGGCGGGCTGGTTGAGTTCACCGAGGACGGTCACAGCCGCAAGGAACGGGGCGGATCCCCACTGCCGGAAGAGATGGCGGAGCAGCTGCGGACCTACCTGGCCGAGAGCAAGGATGCCTCGGTGGCCGAGTTCTTCGAGGTCAACGAGGACATGCTCGGGCCGATGACGGACTACAACCTGAGCGAGTTCAAGGAAAAGGAAGGTTCCGATGGCTGACCTGACAGCTGATGCACCGCTCCGATTGTGGAGCGATAAGCGCACGTTCACGGAGAGGTGGGGCGTCGACTCGAGCGTGGCCCGGACGATCTATAAGGGCCAGCCGATGATCATCGATCTGACGGTTGACACCCTTTTTCTGGCGCAGTTCGTGGACGCGGTAGTCGTGGCTGCCACTGACATCTTTATCGGCGTAGCGGCTGAAGGGATGTCGGTAGCCTCCGGAGACACGGAGGGCGACGACGAATTAATAGTCTACGTAGACGGCACGATCCTCGGTTTCAAGTCGACAGTCTTCACCGACGCAGACGTCGGGGATACTGTCTACATGAGCGATTCGGCAGTCCTGAGCGCGACCGCGGCCGACAACCCGGAGCTAGGCTTACTTCATCGAGTGGTTGATGGGTACGCCTACGTGCAGCTCATCACGCCAAGTATCACAACCGCCGCCTAGAGCCAGGAGGGAGACACAATGATTTCAGGTAACGTACCGAAACACCTGGTCGTGGGCGCCCGCACGGGCTTCCTAAACGGATTGCGCCGCCGAGAGTACGAATGGCAGCGCATCGCAGCGACCTTCAACATGGGGGCGGTGAGTGAGCAGCTCGTCGACATCGGAGCCGCACCTATGCCCAAAGAGTCCAAGGGTGGCATGACCATCCAGGACTTCATCGAGCGGGAGATGACGCTAAAGCCGACCGATTGGGACATCACAGTCTGGATCTCGCATAACGCGGTGAAGGACGATCAGACCGGCGACCTGGACCGGAGAGTGAGAGCATCCGGTGAGAACTTCCAGAAGCACCTGAACGCCCGCGTGTTCACCGCACTCAACGCTGGCGACGGCACGACCTTCGGTTTGGCCTATGACGGACAGGACTTCTTCGACAGCGATCATGTTGACGCGGGAGCGGATTACAGCACCGCCCAGGACAACGAGGGTGCGCTCGTGCTCGATCTCAATAACTTCGAGACGAGCCTTGTCGCAGCGCAAAAGTTCCGCGACGACCAGGGCCAATTCACGAGCTTCAACTATGACCTGATCGTGGTTTCGCCTGAGCTCCAGCGCGAGGCGGCTAATATCGCCGAGAACCCCCAGGATTATGCGACGGCGAATCGGGCAGTCAACCCATTCGCTTCCGGGCTGGACTTCATCGTAGCTCCGGAGATGGATGCAACGGCCTACATTTTGATTGCGTCAAACGAATCCCATAAGCCGATGATCGTGGGCATGAAAGAACAGCCGAACCTTCAGCACGCCTGGTTCGATCCGGACCAGCCGGAGGGCGGATACTTCTTCTTCAAGTTCTATGCTCGCTACGAAGTGGTATACGGCGACTGGAGACTGGCTTACCAGGGAAACACTTAGGGTTGATTGGAGATCCGAGCTTACTCAACTAGAGCGTGGCGGATTTCGACCTGGCGCACGACAGGCGCATGGCCGATCACGTCCCCGCCACGCTCACCGATCGATCACCCGCTAAACGATCTGCTAGATGCGGACGTGATCTACATCAGACTGCACGGGTTGGGCGACCAGCCCTACCTATACGGCGATCCGGGTCTTCCAACGGCCCTCTCAGCCAGGCAGATCCGAGAGACCGGGCTGACTGGTCAGGTGATTTTCCTGGAGGGGTGTTTCGGAGCTCAGATCGCCGATGCGTTTCTGGAGGCGGGAGCTACAACAGTGGTCGGGAATAGCGGCATCACTTGGGGCCGGCGCTTTTTCTTAGGGCCAGCGCAGGTGGTCGGCAAGACCTGGCTGAAAGCTTTCGAGGCGGGCCTTTCCCCGAGGAAGGCACTCGATGCCGCCCTAGCCGAGGTCCGCAAGAAGTGGGGCTCGCGCTTCGAGGTCGGGTGGCGAATTCAGATAAGGAGTGAAGCATGACTAAGCGATTAAATCTGGCGATTATCCTCTCGATGATCCTTGTCTTCGCATTGGGTGGTTGTCAATTGCTCGATCCGCTGCAGGCGCAAGGCGTCACGAACCTCGACCAGTTGGTCTTGGGCGGGGTGGCGGCAGCCGATGCGGGCGTCACCACCGAGACTTTCGAGGTCGCCATCAGCTCTCCGGTCGACACGACAGGCACCAACATACACGACGCGGTGACCATCGACATCGCGGTGGGCAACTCGACCGGCGGGACCAATAGCATAGTGGGCCTGCAGGTAGACGCCATCACCGATGACGCGCAAGTGGTGACGACCGCCATACAGGTGGGTGACGAATGGAATTACGCGCTAGATGTTTCGGCTCCCATCGTCTCGACAGCTTCGACCTGGTATGACGACTTCCTCGGTGACACTGCACCTGCCGAACTATTTGAGATTTCCGGTTCTGACGCGCAAGCCGTACAGGCACTTGTGTCGGAGCAATATGGGGTCTATCAGCTTACCTCCTCGGATGCCGGAACTGGCTGTGCAGCCGATTGTGAGGCTTTCAACCTGGGACTCGAATGGCAGGCCGATCAGGGTTCACTAGTTTTTGAGACAAGGCTGCACCTTGACGGCGACATTCTGACGGCCGGGATCTGCGCTGGCTTCTCCGATGACGAATCCACAGTAGAGATGCCTTTCGGGATCTCCGGCACAACCATCACATCTACCGTCGTTGATGGGGTGATGTTCTGCTTCGATACGGATGCGACCACAGACGAATGGTACTTCTTGGGAGTGGACACCAATACCGATGCGACCGGCAATGCAATCACGGGAACGGCGCCGGCAGCGGACACCTATCAGGTGTTACGGATCGAAGTCGATTCGGCCGGAGCAGTGTGCCGCGGGTACATCGACGGAACGCTGGTGATCACTCTGACGGCCAACTGCGTGACTAATACCGTTGCGCTGGCACCCGGTATATGGGTTGACAGCGCGTCCAACGCCGCCAGTCATGTGTTCGACGTCGACTACCTATACGTAAGCGCCGACCGCGATTGATGGTGACTTAGCACGTAGGGGAAAGGTCAATCCAAGCTTGAATGCGGGGCGGAGCCCTAGACCCCGCCCCGCATTGATTTTTAGGAGGTTCACATGAAGGCAAGAGTCAAGTCCGACCACCGCTGGAATGACGTCCGATGCCAGGCCGTCGAATACATCAAGAGCGAATGGAGACCCGTTCCCGAGGGCGACGAGGCGGTCGTCAGGGTCAATCCAGGCCTCGAGATCAAGGCTGCTAAAAAGAAGGCCGCGAAGAGGAAGGCCGCGCCCAAGAAGAAGGTGGCGGCTAGCGCTTGAGCATCCTCGATAACAGCTACGGCTCGCCCGACGATGTGGCCGCGCTGGTCCCGCGCTACACAGCCAGCGGCGTCTTCGACGGAACCACTCGGCCCACGCTCGAGCAGCTCGAGCGTTACATCGACCGCATCTCCGGCATCACGAACGTCTATTTGGCCGAGAAGGGCTTTACGGTCCCGGTCACGCAGACCGACGCCAAGCTGGCGCTCGACGAGCTTGTCAACCAGGCCGTGGTCGAGCTGTGCCACGTTACGAACAGTGCCGGCCGGTTCTTCACCGACCGTCGGTTGAAAAGGCAGAGCCCGCTGCGGGTGATCCGCGAGGAGATCGCAGCCTGGATTGAGCTGCACGACACTGGGCTGGAAAACCTGGGTGTGACCCGAGGCACTAGCCTGGCCGGGCAGATCGCCTACCGCGATTCGGACGAGAGCGGGGACGCGACCGCTCCCATCTTCCAACGGGAGGCCTTCGGGAACGATTTCACAGACTGGGACACCTAGATGACCCAACTCACGTTCAAGGTCAAGGGGGCGAAGGTAGTGCGCTCCGGGCTGCAGGACCTGGCGGCCGACATCCCGAGGATAGGGCGACGGCAGATCCGGATTACGATGGACCGCATCGTGCGGGTGATGAAGGTCTATCCGCCCGAGCCACCGGGATCCACCTACGAGCGGACATTCAAGCTCAAGCGTGGATGGAAGGTAAAGCCGATCGGGGCCGACGGCTATCGAATTGAAAACCGAGCGAGCTTCCGGGGCAGGCGTTACTCAAAGTATGTCGTGGGGTTGGGGAGTGGTCTAGGCCAGGCTTGGATGCACGTCGGCCGCTGGAAGCTATTTAGGAACGTGGTCGATTCCGAGGGCGCCAGGCTGCCGCGAGACATCGCCAGGCACATCCGGATCGCAGCCCGGAAGAAGGGCCTTTGAGCTATTCGAGCGTTGAGGCGGCGGTCCTGACGCTGCTACAGGCGCTCACCGGGACGTTCGCCGCGACCACCGACGTGAGCCGGGGCGATTACCGAATACTCGACTCGGGGGCTGACGCGGTAGCAGTCCTGGTCCCCGGCGCCTTCGAGCAGGACGGAATCGCCGAGGGAGGCGCTCGGAAATCGGTCCGGGATTGGAACGTACTTATTGATCTCTTCAGGAAATATCTGGACGAAGGCACGACCTGGACCAACTTTGAGACTGATCGGGATGCGGTCATAGCCGAGCTCGAGAAGTATCCGACCTTGAACGGTGAGGCCGGAATCGTGAGAGGAATTATCTCGGCCGATGCCGATGCTGGCGAGGTATTTGACGAGGATGATAACGGCCCGTTTTTCGTATGGCAGCGGCTGAGGATCAAGATCACGGAACGGGCCGACCTGTCAGGAGGCGAGTTCACATGAGCAAGCTCAAGTACACCGGCGGCGGATACAAGGGCGCTCTGCCCGGAATCCCAGGCCGGGATCTCAGCGCGGAGGAAGTCGAGAAATACGGCGGTGAGCAGGCCCTGCTCGAGAGCGGGCTCTATGAGAAGGCCAGCGGATCCGCAAAGTCGAAAACTAAAAATAAGGAGAGTGGGTAATGGCAGGAGTAAGAGCGCTCAGGAAGATCCAGCTCGGCCAGGAGTCAGTCGCGGGAACCGCTGTGGCCGCTACCGCCATCTGGCGGGGCATCGGCACGATCGACGATGCGCGGGAGCAGGTGTTCCCCGAGGAGCACGTTGGCTATGTGGCGCCGCTCGACCGCAGCTACGTTCCGAAGCTCGAAGGGGCGCTGCCGATGGATCCAACCCCGGCGACCTTCGAGCAGCTACCCTACATTCTCACCGCCGGCGTCAAGGACGTCACCACCGGCGCGGCGGATGGCGCGGGCACCGACAAGATCTACGCCTACACCTTCGCCACCACCGCCAAGCAAACACCGCAGACCTTCACGCTCGAAGGCGGCGACGATCTAGGGGCAGAGGAATTAAATTTCTGCTTCGTGACTGATTTCCAGCTGGCGGGGGTCTCATTCGAGGCCTGGATGATGTCTGCGAATTGGATGGGCCGCGAGGTCACGCCGAGCACCTTCACCGGCGCCCTGGCTCTGGTGGTGGTCGAGGAGATCCTATTCTCCAAGACCAAGCTCTACATCGACGCCATCGGCGGCTCGCTCGGAGGAACGCAGATCACCGGTACGCTGCTGGCCGCCACGCTCAACGTTGACACCGGGCAACGACCGATCCCGGTCGGCGACGGCAACCTGTTCTACTCGGCGTTCGACCAGAAGCTGTCACCGGAGATCACCCTCGAGATCACGCTCGAGCACGACGCCAATGCGATCGCCGAGCTCGTGAATTTCCGGGCCGAGACGCCGCAGCTGCTACGACTTGAGTGCGAGGGATCTGCCGCAGCTACTCCCGGTACAACCTATTCGAACCTGACCCTGCTGATTGACCTGGCCGGGAAATGGGAGAGCTTCGAAAAGATTGGCGAGCAGGACGGCAACGACATCCGCGTCGGGACCTTCCGGGCCGGATACGATCTGACGGCCGCCAGCTTCGCCGAGATCACGGTCGTGAACGAACTGACGACGCTGCCATGACAGAGCCACAGAAGATGACGGAGACCAGGCCCCAGCTGCCGAGCTTCGCGATGCTCGACATTACGCTGGATGTCACGACCGAGCGGGTCGACTCATTGGAGATCGACATGCTGATCCTGGCCCAGGAGGGCGATATGCGGGGCATGCGCGACACGATCGCTCATTTCGTAGTGGACAAGAAGGGCGTGTATGTCGAGCCCGAGATCGCCCAGAGGATGGTTGGCAAGATGACCATCGGCCAGCTCAAGGTCGAGAGCGCCAACCTGGTTGGCTATCTGCGCGACGACGCTGCCCCAAAAGAGACCGAGAAGGACTCAGGCTCGCTCTCTCCCACGGACTGAAAACGGCGCCGTGGTGGGCCAGCATTCTCGACGTCGCCCAGGATTGGGGCAGACCTCCTTATCTGCTCCTGAAAGATCCGGGGGCCTTGAGGTGGATCCTGCGCTGGCAAGAGAAGCAGCGCATCTCCAACCAGGTAGCCAGGACAAGAACCGAACAGGCAAAGCGTAAATGGCAATCGGGTCGCCGGACGTAAACATCACCATCAAAGCCACCGACAAAGCGTCGGGGGTCCTCAAGCGTATCGGTGGCGGCTTCGCCAAGCTCGGGCTGGCGGTGGCGGCTGCTGGAGCGGCAGCGGCAGCCGGTTTCGCGGCCATAGGCTTCGCTTCGGTCAAGGCCGCCATATCGCTCGAGAGCGCCTTTGCCGGAGTCGCCAAGACCACGGATGGCCTGGTCGACGACATGGGTCGGCTCACCCAAGTCGGTTCCGAGATCAGGACGGGCTTCCGCGACCTGGCCAAGGAAGTGCCCATCGCGGTCGAGGAGCTGCTCAAGATCGGCGAGCTCGCCGGCCAGCTCGGCATCCCGAAGAACGCGCTGATCGACTTCACAGAGACCGTCGCCGCGCTGGGCGAGACTACAAACTTAACCACCGAAGCAGCGGCTACCTCGCTCGCACGTCTGGGCAACATCTACCAGGTCAAGAGCGAGAATATGGCAGAAAGCACCTCGCAGGTAGGCTCTGCGCTCGTAGCCCTCGGTAATCAATTTGCCACCAATGAAGCGGACATTATCAGCTTCGCGGAACGCATCGCTGGCGCAGGGAAAATCGCAGGGCTCACCCAGAGCGACATCCTGGCGATTGGCGCAGCATTTAGCTCTGTGGGTATCCAGGCCGAATCCGGCGGCACCGCGGTTCAGACGGTGCTACAGGAAATGCAGAAGGCGGTTATCGAAGGTAGCGATACTCTCGATCTTTTCGCCGAGGCCACTGGCAAGAGCGCCGAAGAATTCGCCGATGCTTTCCGCACCGACGCGGCCGGCGCCTTTTCCGAGTTCGTACTTGAACTCGGCAACCAGGGCGAGCAAGCCTTTATCACGCTTGAGGAGCTCGGGCTCGCAGATCGGCGCCTCTCGCGCGCATTCCTCTCTCTCGGCGGCGCCGGAGACTTGCTCAACCGCACGATGGAGGTCTCGAACGAAGCCTTCGACGAGAACATCGCGCTCATGGACGAGGCCCGGATTCGCTACCTCACCACGGAATCGCAGCTCAGGATCCTTAAAAATGTCTTCCGTGACATCGGGATGACGATCGGTAACGCATTCCTGCCGTTTCTCAATATGGCGATCCAGGCCGCCAGGCCCTTCATCGATAAATTCGTCATCGGCATAGAGCGCGCCATCGATGATTTCCTGACTCCTGCGCTCGAGGGCCTGGTCGAATTCTTCAGCACCAAACTTCCGGCGGCGCTCGAAGGGCTGGCCGCCTTTTTCGAGCCAGTCAAGATCGGCCTCGGCGAGCTCGTGGACACTTTTCTGGACAGCGCGCCTGAGATCAAGGACGCATGGGAGGACCTCAAAGATTTCTTCAAGACTACGATCGCTCCGGGCCTGCAGGACTCTTTCGACAACATCGGCGAGGGCCTGATCGGGCTCGCCGAGCTGTGGGAGGAGAACGACAGCCTCATCATCAAGTCCGCAGAGAAGGCCTTTGAATTCCTGCTGGTCGTGATCACCATCATCCTCAACGCGATTACCGGAGCCTTCAAGGGCGCCATCCTACTGATACAAGGCGATTGGGATGGCTTCTGGCAGCACACTAAAGACAGCGCCGAGACCGCGCTGAACCTGATGCTCGGGATCGTCGACACGAACCTGGAAGAGTTCAAGGCTACCTGGAAACGGGTCTTCGAAGGGATCGTGGCCCTGGTGGCGACCCAGATCGCTCTCATCCTGCGCGAGATCGACCGCCTAGCGGCCAAGTTCCGGAGCATCGTGCTTCCGTCGTGGATGAGGCCGGGATCCCCGACACCGCTCGAGGTCGGGCTGCGCGGGATCGCCGGCGCCATGAACGAACTCGCTTCTATTCAGGCGCCGCAGTTAGCGGGTGCCCTATCAGGCGGCGGCGCTGTCGGTTTAGGCGGAAGCTCCGTGAGCTCGAGCTTCGTCATCCAGCAGCTGACCGTGCACGCCGGTCAGGGCCAGGACGGCACCCAAATCGCTCAGCAAATCATGGACGAGATCGGACGCCGAGTGCGCGTGGCCACGGCCAGTGGACAGGGATTCGTGGGGACGTAAATGGCAGGCGAAAAGATAAAAGCCGTGCTTGAATACCAGGGACGAGAGCTGGATCTCAATGATCTCACTGCGGGTCTATATACCTTAGCGGAGGGCTTTATACCACCGCCGGTCTCGCTGGTTCCGACACTCAGCCGGGGGACTGCAGCTAACATTCGCGGAGGCGCAGAGCTCGCGAGTATGAAAGCCGATAATCGTCCCTGGGATTTCGCGGTCAATGTACGGGGCGCGAGCGAGGCGGAGATTACCGGCGGCATCCGCCGACTCAACCAGTTCTTGCGGCAGGCCACTGGCGAACGACCTGTCAATTTGCTCTATCGCAGCAATCGAGACGTGGGCTTCGAGCCGCTGTGGGGATCCTACGGTGCCGACCTGCAGTACGAGATCGTCTTCGGCAAAGCGATGGCCACGCTTGCCTACCCAACCGGCGTCACACCGAATCTTATTATTCCAGAATGCCGAATCTCGCTTGAGGTGAAGCCCTACGCTTTGAGCCAGCGGCAGCGAATGGCATTCGCTCAAGGTGGGATCCTAGAGGACTTGATCGGGGCAATCGACGGTTTCAGCCGCGGGACATTCATTCCCGAAGCGACGACCAACAAGATGACTAACCCGATCTTCGGCAACGCGACGTTCGACAACGCTTGGACCGCCGGAGCGAACATCGTCAAAGCGGAAAACACGGACCGGAAGTTCATCACTCATGGCAAGTCTAGCGCGAAGCTCTCCGCGGTAGCCGCAACAACAAACACCTTCACTCAGTCGATCGCTGTCGGGGACACGGTCCAGTATTTCTTTTCCGCCTACGTCAAGCTACCAGGCGGAGGGGTCCCGACCAGTTCCGATCTGCAACTCCATTATGGCAGCGACCAGACGACTACCTTCCGGTCGGTGGGGGATGGCTGGTACCGAATGACGGTGGAGGTAACGGGCGTGGTAGCAGCGACGAACACCGGCGTAGTCGTGAAGAGCGGGCGGACCGTTTATGTGGACGGCTTCCAGATTGAGAAGAAAGTGTCCACCGAGATAGAACAATTCACATCGGTCGCTCATGGAGATCTCCTGGACTGCGCCTGGACCGGGACGTCACACGCTTCGACAACGACCCGAATACGCACCCAGCTTTCGGTCAATAAAGATGATGCTTTCGACGTTTCTGAGGGGACCGTGCAAGTGGTCGTGAAGTGGGAGACCGACAACACGCGGGCCTCCTCCGCTTTCTTCTTCTTCCTGAGCGGGTCGATCCAAGCCTCGTTTTCGTCGGGCAGCGACCGGATTCAATTCTCAGACGGCACCGACACGGTGCTCGACGATGGCAACACCTTCTCACCAGGCGACATCTGGATTCTGCATTTCGTCTTCGGACCGAACGGGAAGAAGATTTATCTGGATGGGGTGGAGCTCGCGACGACCGCTACTTACACGCCGAATGCAGGAACCGGAGACCTGTTCATAGGATGCACGGGCTTGGTTGGACAAAACTTCTGGGGATCCCTCATGGATTTCGCTACTTACGCCCAGGCTATGAGTGCCGCCGAGGTGCTGGCCGATTTCAATAACATCGACAAGCAAGTGGAGGACGACCGACGACTGGCGCCCATACCCTGGTTCTGGACGCGTAACGGTGATGGTCTTATCGAGAATTGCAACGACGGGACCAAGCTCAACTACGCGGTGGCGGGTGGAATCCCCGGATCCGCTCCGGCCCTTACGCGGCTTAAAGTTAAGCCCGACACGATCTTCACCGGGGCATCCGACATTTGGCTCAGCCTCTATCCACAAGATGAATTCATCGACCCAGACAACAACATTTGGGATGACGAACAGGGGACCGTGGAGGCCGGAGCTTGCGGGGGCCAGGTCAATACGATCAACATCTCGGGGTCAGCTTCGGTCACCATAGGAATCACGAACATAAAACGTTATGAGTTGGTCGCTGGAAAAGACATCTACCTTCTCATCCGCTTGCGAGACATCGGGACCAACCTGCTGGCACGTTTCGAGTACGAAATGTCGGGGAGCCAATACGAAACCGACTTCAAAGCGCTGGCGGCCACGACCACTCAGAAGCTTTTTGTCTTGGGCCCGCTACCTTTCCTGTCCTACAAGAGCATCGTGGCGGAATTCGGCGACGCCTTCATGGATGAAGTTATTGATGCCGATGTGACATTGAAGCGGACCACAGGAACAGCGGCCAACGACTGCTTAATCGACTTCGTTATGCTGGTGGCCAGACCATTCGTTCTCATCCAGAACGACCTGAACGTGAGCAATTATTATTTGTTGGAGGATGTCCAGTGCGTTGAACGGGTTGCCAGTGGCGATCAGTTCGTAGAGTTTGTTTCCACGCTGGGGGATGTCATCGAATTCGAGCCCGAGAAGACCAACATTCTGACATCCATGATGGGTCGGGATGGCGAGGATCACGAAGTCGACGACGACGACTTCGATTATTTGGATGTCGTGGTCACCCCGCGTTGGGAGCTTTTGTGAATGGCGCGCAACGACCTGCGGGTAGAGATATTTACGAGCGGAACGACAGCGGTGGTGGACGCGGCCGACGACTTCCGCCGCTTCCAGAACATGCAATTTTCTACTGGGTATCCGGGCGGACTCTACCTAGCCGCGAAGATGGCAGTATCCAGGGACATCGTAAAGGCCTGGCTTCTGAAAGGGGCACAGCGGCTGAGAATTTTGAACGGGCATCAGGTAGTTTTCGAGGGACAAATCGAAAGTTTGGAGCGGGCACTGCTGTCCGACACCCAGGAAATATTGATCTATGCAGTGGGTTATTGGGGATCCCTGCTGGCCAGCCGTCGCCTTCGCCGTCTGTATGCCGACGAGCGGACCAGCGCGGACGTCTGGCAAGAGCGCAGCGGCGTCGACGAAGTCGTCGAGACTATCAACATCGACCGGTTCGACTTCGAGAATGGGACAAACCAGATCAAGCTGCTTCCCCAAGCGGGAGTCAACTGGGGATCCGCGGACCGGATCCGTATCCGCTACAAGGCGCCGGCGGGAGAAACCATCCACCGGATGGAATTCGACTGCCAATTTTCGGAGGGCAGCCAGGTATGGACCACCAAATTGCAGGACGTCGATGACACCGAAGCCACGCTCTATTCGCGGACCGCGACTGGCACCGACGTCAACCAGTCGGTCGAGCCGGCGGTCGGCTCGACCATCATTGATATGTTTTTGACATCTACCAACGCGCAGACCAGCCCGGCCAACATGGACGTCTTCGTGGATTATCGGAACATCATCGTGTACGCGGCCAAGAACCACACCCCGAGCAGCGGAAAGGGAACTGTCGATTTGACGGAGATCACGAAGGACATCCGGGCCGAGTTCAGCGAACTCTCGGCTGATGAAGATCTCATTGCCAGCAATACACTGGCACTTAAACCATTCATTGCTCCGCGGTATCCGACCGTGGCCGACATCCTGAGTCGGGCCTCGGTGTATGGCGACGCGAGCCAGAACCGATGGGCGACCGGGATACGAGGATCTCACCTGGCGAGTGACGCTTTGCCCCTCCTATTCGCCGAGCAGTATCCGGCCTTGACCGGTTTCGATTACGCGGTGCGCGTTGACGAGCCTAACCTGGTGCCGCCGTTCAACATCACGGAAGGCTACATCGGGTCCGATGAAAACCGCGTCTGGAATTTCATAATCGTGGAATTCTCCGACGAGCGGGGATTCTCAGACTGGGTCACGCCCGATGACGATGCCAACCTGAAGGACCAGACCTCGATCGACGATTTCGGTCAGCGCGATTACCGGCTCACCATTGGGCACGCGACGCAGGCCGTGGCGGTAAACGCGGGACGCCGCTTTCTGACTGCGCACAAGGACGCAGCCTGGTCTCTAAGGGGGCCGATCGCAGTACAAGACTTCGTGCGCGGGGCAGGCGGCCAACAGATCCCGGCCTCTGAAATACAGGCTGGTCGCCGGTTGAAGATCGAGAATTTTCTGCAGGACCCGGCGACTGGCGCCGACGAGCTGATATTCCTGATCACGAAGACGGATTACGTGGACGACGAGCGGGTCTGCAACATGACGGTCGGCGTGCCGAACTCGCTCGACGTCTACCTCGCGCAGCGCGAGCTCGTGGATGAGAGGTTGCTAGGATGATCGCATCACGGGAAAAAGGCGCAATGGTGTGGCAGCTCCGTCAATGGATGGGCGGCGACGCAATTGCTCAGGCCGAACACGCGCTAGAACTCGGATTGCAAAACGTGTGCATCAAGATCAACGATGGTCGACAAGAGCGATGGGAGGGCAACCGCACTGATCAGAATGCAGACTTTCTGCCGGCGACCGTCAATGCACTTCAGGCAGCCGGGATCCGGGTCACCGGATGGGGATGGACCTATGGCGGTAGCGGATCCATCCGCTTCCGAACCTTCCGGCCGAACGCCGACATTGCCAGGCGGGAGGGGGAACTTTCAGGCGAGCTCTGCCTTAGATACGGAATGAAGGACTACTTTATTGACGCTGAGGTTCAGTATCACCGGGATGGCATGGAGCCAAGCGCCAATGCCTTCTGTGAAGGACTCAAAGGGATGGCGCCGAACGTGAATCAGCTGCTTTGCAGCTATCGCTTCCCGCGCACCGCGCAGCCCAAGTTCCCGGTTAGAACCTTCGCGCCGCATCAGAACGGATGGGCGCCGCAGGTTTATTTTCTGCAGGATAACCGCGTCGACGGCGGAGCGATCCAGCTCCAGCGATCGAAGGAAAATCACTATGACCTAATTCGGCAGCTGCCCTACGTTGGGGTCGCACCAACCTATCTTCACAAGTACAGGATCAATCTTCAAGCCCGAACATGGACTGCCAACAAGCTACAGCTCACAAACTTCTTCCAGCGAGCGGCGGCGATTGGTTGCGAGGGAATCAGTGTATGGCGACTTGAGGAAGCGAATGCAAGCCAACTCGAGGCGATAAAGGAATTCAATTGGCCAGGCTCGGTAGAGCCTCCTGATCCGCCGCCCGACGAGAAAGTAAATATCGAGGTTCGAGTGCCAGCGGGCAAGACAGATGTGCAGGTAGTGGAGGTCGAGTGAGCAACGGCGATCCAGTCACCCAGAAGCAGTTCGCGGACACCATGCGAACGGACAAGAAGGAAGTGCTCGATGCCATCGAGAAGGTCAACGGGCATACCCAGGATTTGCGAGTTGACGTTGGGAAGGTCCAGACCAGTCTCGATACCCACGAGAAGCGCATGGATAAGCAGGACGAGCGCATGGATGGACAGGATGACAGGATCGAAAATCAAAAGACATGGAACCGCGGCTTGGCCGCAATAGAAGCATTGCTGGCTATGTTGCTGGCCTGGGTAGGAATAGGGAAGGAATGAGCGAAGGTCTTGTTGAAGAACGGCGGAAGACCGGAAATCGACTATCAGGTTTTCAGTGTCCGAAGTGCCACGGCTGTTTTCTATTTTGGGAATTTACCTCAATGAGCTGGAAGGGATATAGCTGCCAGAATTGCGGCTACAACTTCGCAATCGATGAGATCGACTTTTTGACCGCGGGTCAACATCTGGGCAGTCTAGTCGAACTGCGAGCCAGGGATCAATTAGCAAGGAAGGGGTTTTAGATGGGCGCAAAAGGTAAGCCGATGAGCAAATTGACAATCGTTGAATTACGAGCCGAGAGCGATCGATTGGCGGGTGTGATTGCGGAAGTGCGAGTAATACGTCACAAGATCGCCGACAGAATTCGAGAGCTACAGGCTACGGAACGGGAGGAAGACGATGGCAGCTGACGTATGGGATTTTTACAACGAGTTCACAGAGCTAATCGGAGACGGGACGATCGACCTAGACGCGGATACGTTTAACTTGGGCTTGTATCTGAGCACGTCGAACGCGGCCACGCTGACTCTGTCCGGGCGCGCGGCTGTGACCAACCAGCACGCCTCGGCGAATGGCTACACTCAGCCAGGATCGGCGCTCGACTCTCCAACCTGGGTGCGCTCAGGCGGGACGACTACCTTCGACTCTGCCGATGAAGTGTTTACTGCCTCTGGGGGGTCGATCGTTTGTCGCTTTGCGGTGATCGATGATGATACGGTCGCTTCGCCAGTTGTGGATCCGCTGGTCTGCTTCTCGCTCTTGGATAACACTCCGGCGGACGTGACCGCGACCGATACCAACACGCTGACGATCGCTATGCACGGGTCGGGAATCTTCACACTAGCGACTTAGGGAGGTTGACATGGCAGTTCTACTAGGTGCAGATCGTAAAAATCTGTGGACGAAGTTCATGTCCGACAGCAGTGGCCGTTGGGAGGAAATACCTCTCAACAAAACAGATGCGCGGGGTGCGATTGATGAAATGGACTCCAGGTGCGATGTGTTTATTGATGGCTTTGATACCCCGCCATCCTCTGACATTGCTCAACTATCTATGTTGCAGCGTCTGGAATTAATCAGAGACAACATCGAACGTCGAATGGAGAAACTCTAATGGCATCGGGCGATGCAGTAGTACAGATTATCGACATCACGCCACCAGCGGCAAACGCTGCGACGATAGACCTTCGGGCCGGGGGTTCTACTCCGGCTGAGAACGTTCAAGTGTGGGACTTTGACGCAGCCGCGATTGAGTACATGGACTTCAAGTGCAAGCTGGAAGGCTATGGGGGAGGCGGGCTAACTTTTACGCTTCCCTGGTCTGCGAGTACCGCAACGTCTGGTACCACAAGATGGGGAATAGCGGTGAGACGCATTGCCGACGATGCGGAGGACATTGACGCCGCACATACCTATGTTTTCAACGACACAGACGACACCGCGCCATCAGCATCAGGAGAGATCAGTTATCCCACGGTCGCCTTTACGGATGGTGCAGACATGGACAGTTGGGCAGAGGGTGAAGTCGCGGTTGTCAGGGTTTACAGAAACGCCACTCACGCAAATGACGACATGGCTGGTGATGCTGAACTGTGGAGCCCGCCATTAGGACTTGAAACGTAATCAGGGGGCATTATGAAACGCATAGGCTCAGGCATTGCCGCTGTCTTATTGATTGGGGCATTCTTCGCTCTTTCAACAAGAGCACAGGGTCCGAGCTTGCCTCCCGGCGAATATGACTTAGAGGCGGGGCAGTATATGTTCAATCAGCACCCCGAATCATTGCTCAGTCTTTTGGTGATGACGCTAACGCCCGTTCCTTCTGAGACACCTACTACCACAGATACGCCGGTGCCTCCAACGAATACCCCCATACCTCCGAGTGCAACACTTATTTCTCCATCCGGGCATGATTCCGAGGTTTATCACGGACTATGGAACGGGCCGCTGGAACCCTTCGCAGGCGCGCCCTCCTGTCAATCTATGGGTGATACCAACTGTCACTGGAACCACACGCACAACGCTGACCCCTCCAGGTTGGACTCTATCTTTGGACCAGTTGGAGCTTTATATGGCGGGCAAACGATTAGCTACCAGTGGCAGACGGGCACAGCGCCCAATCTCGAGAATCAGGTCAAACACGAAGGCTATAAATGGATGGTCCGCCAAGATGGGGCGGACGGCGACTGCCTCTTCTATGCAGGCCAAAACAATAATGCCGTGCATTGCGTTACAGACTTCCGAATCCAACAGCATGTAGTTGGTGGGCAGGTAGGTGTGCTTGTTCGGTTCCATTCCTACTGGGTTGAGATGCGCGTTTGTACGCTAGACCAATCTGTCTGTGGGATTGTCAAGACGGGCGGCCATAGCGATTTCGGTCTTTTACAGGTTGAAAGATACAGTAACTACGTGCCTCTTCCGGGCGACCCCCCCGAGTTTGCGGACTGCACTCCGCAACAGTGTGCTTACCGGGGTCATAAATCGTCTCGTTTCTTCATCGATTTCAATCCATCACCTGCGCATAATGATCCACTTTGGTTTAACGGCAGAGGATTATTTGGCTTCAATCAAATATCATTCTTTGCTTTTATCACTGAGGATGACTGGGGCGGAATTGACCCTGATGATCCCGCCGGTCCTGAACACTTCCTCTGTCCAGATTGGCAGTGTAAGTTCAACCACTCGACACTTTTCGCATTTGAAGTTTATGCGACTGTTTCATCTGCCTTTGATCCTGATGGGGATGGCATCGCAGACTTCTCAGGGTTCACAGACCGAAAAGGAAACGTTGTTGCGGATTGTGCGCCCCTTGGCCCCGATTGCGTACCCCTAGAGATTGCGGGAGTCCCCGTGGGGAACGCGGCATATGGCCCGAGCGGAAGATTCCAGTTCAATATGGGCTTCATCCCATTCGAGGAATACGACGTTTCGCCTCCGGGCGAATGGTGGATTGAGTATCCGAACTGATGGCTAGAGTATCACCGGATGTAAATTTCGAGTATTTCCATCACGCTAACAATCAAATAACGGCCGCGCCTTTGACGATGAGCGCGTGGATGAAGGACACGCGCGATCAAACCTTTATCGCGTTGCACGGGATCATATCGATTTCCGATTTCGATAGCGTGAGCGGCGACGGATGGCGGTTCACCCTGGTCCAAAACGCATCGGACACCACTCACAATTTCCAGTTCATAGTCGAGAACGCTGGCACCGAAACGAAAGCCGACAGGGCGGAGACATCGAAAACTATAAATGGTGTGTGGGTGCATATATGTGGCGTAAGTCGCGCGGCTGATAACAGCGACCTTTCAGTATGGGTTGACGGAGCCGAAACCACAGCCACGCCATCGGCGAACACGCCAGCAACCGCCGTTGATCGCGTTACTGTTATGGCCTACTGGAGAAATAGTATTGTTCAATCAAGCTCATTCCAAGGACACGTAGCTGAACCCGCCTTCTGGGATAGAGCTTTGTCGGACGCAGAAGTAATCGCCTTATCAAATGGTTACAGTCCGACGTTTTTCAAGAGGGGACTAGAGCATTATGCGCCGTTCATTCGTGATCAGGACAGAGACTTAATTACTGGTGATGCTTTTACCGTAGCTGGGAGCCCGACAGTTGCCGATCATCCTCCGATCATTTACCCCGCGCCGAAATTCTACATCATGGCTCCGCCAGCCGCGGGCGGCGTCACGGTCACGGTCCCGGTCGCCTCCCTCACGCTGACGGGCTTTGCACCGACCGTCACGGTCTCCGATCATCAATCGGTCACGGTTCCGGTAGCCAGCCTCGCCCTCACCGGATTCGCGCCCACAGTTACCGCGACCGCGAATATCACGGTGGAAATTCCGGTCGCATCCCTGGCCCTGGCGGGGTTCGCCCCAACCGTCACAACCACGGCAAACATATCCATCGAAGTCCCGGTAGCGAGCCTGGCGCTGTCGGGGTTCGCGCCTACGGTAACGGCGACAGGTAATCAATCCGTCATTGTTCCAGTAGCCAGTCTCACACTGACCGGCTTCGCGCCTACGGTCACAGCCACGGGCAACGTATCGATCGAAGTCCCGGTAGCATCGCTGGCGCTTGCCGGATTTGCCCCGACGGTCACGGCGACGGGCGATGTATCGATCACAGTCCCGGTTGCATCATTAGCTCTAGCGGGCTTTGCGCCGACCGTACAGACGCCGGTCACGATCACGATACCCGTCGCGTCGCTGACGCTGACGGGATTTGCGCCGACTGTTCAAACTCCGGTCAGCGTAACGGTTCCAGTCGCCAGTCTCAGCCTATCGGGATTCGCGCCGATCGTAACAGCCACGGCCAACGTATCAGTAACCGTGCCGGTCGCCTCGCTCGCGCTGAGCGGATTCTCGCCGACAGTCACCGCAACAGGCAATGTGAGCGTTACGGTCCCGGTCGCCTCGCTGATATTGACCGGCTTCGCACCCACGATCGTCACACTGGCGGACGTGAGCGACGTAGACTTCGTACTCGATACCTGGGACGTAGAAAGCGTTTTAGATACCTGGAATGTGGAAATTGTCCTAACAACGGAGAGCTGATCTGATGAATGAAGTACGCGAAGGTTCCCAGGCCCGCCTTGTGATGACGTTCAAGAACTTCGATGCTGCTGCAGCAGATCCGACGAGCCCTACGATGGCGATCCACGATCTGTTGAGCGGTACCGCGATCCGGGCTGCGGCCGCGATCTCAACCACGTCCGGGGTGGCGACCGAGACGATTACCGCCGCCGAGAATGCGATGGTCGATTCGTCGCTCGACTTCGAGACCCACCGCGTGACGATTCAGAGCGATGAGGTCAATGAGGAGTTTCGGTTTCGGGTTCGGAACCTGGCACAGGTTTGATCAGGGAGATTGTTGAGTGCTTCTGCGCCCTTGTATTGCTACGGCGATAATCAATGCTGCCATGCTAGCAACATGCACGACTACAAGCGCCCTCAGCAGCCCCGCAATCACGTCCAGGTTGTAAACTATCGCATCCATCATTCTCCCCTTCTCATCCCTTCTGGAACAAACGCTTCAGCCAATTCAATGCCTTATATGCGCCGGTTGAATTTCCAATCTCTTCGAGCAATTTGAACCAAGCTATATGAAACTCTCGAAAGGCTTCTTCGGCGGTCTTCGGGCTTTTATCTTGCGTCATGTGAACCCTCCCCTTCTCATCGCACCGTAAGCAGAACTCTTCTTCGGTTTTCCAAGTTGAAATCGTCATCCATTCGTGCCCAAATATAGCGCACCGAATTCGGGCAGCGATCATCGAAAGACTGAAGTAGATTCTCCCGATCTGGACGACCAAGAACACCGCCGCCGACATTGCGCGCATCATACGAATCTCCCCTTCTCATCCCTTCTGGCTTCTATTGTCTTCACCCAAATTGAATCTCGCCATAGCCCTGTCCATCTGCTCTATTGCATTCACCAA